GCCGCAGCGGACGGGTCGATTCCCTGATAAACCGCGACTTCACCTTCGGACGTGACAAACACCGCCACATCATCCATGCCATCGCCGCTGTCGCGTGTCCACGTCCCCATCGCCATGATATAGCCGCCCATTTTGAACACGCCAGCAAGGGGAAACTCCGTGGCCGCGCCACTGACTGAATTTACCGGCAAATACCAAGCCGACAGGCTGTTGACCTCACCCACCCACATGCGCTTCTGGTGGACGTTAATCCAAACAAGGTTGGCCGCTGTCGGGCCAGTGATGGCCGTGGTTGCCCATGTCGAACCGTTGTAAAGCAAGGGCGTGTCTGCGCCGTTTACCAGCCGAACAAACTGCCCCGCCGCCGTGCCAATATTCGCATACTGCCAGCGGTCGTTCGTGTGACCACTGGAAACCGCAGCACCGACAGCCCCGGAAGAACTCACATCGTAAATTGCGCCGCCGTTGGCCGCGAACAATTCGCCCACGCCGCTTAGTGGGACATATTCAACCAGTGTCTCGACGTTGCCACTCATCCCTGTCGCGTGGCTAGTGTGGCCGCGCCGCACGTCAACCGTATCGGTAGACGGAAACCAATTCTCCATCTTGACCGCGTGATCCTCTGGCATATCCGCCAAACTCTCCCGGCCATCCCACCCGCCAACAGGCGGCGGCAATGCGGTGCTTGTCGCCATCCTAATACCCTACGGAAACAGTGCGAGACGCGACAGGCGCTCCGTTCCAGTGCCGCGCATCATTCGCAAATATATCGCCCGTGACGGCAATGTTTTCAGTTGCGTTCTCGTTGTCTTGCAGCGTGTCAAAATACTCCTTGAACGCGCCAAACGCATCACCAGCAGGCAAGCCCTCGGAAGAAAGCCAAATATAGGTAGCCGCGAGGGTAAGAAGTTCCTCGTCGAGAATGGAAACATCCTCGTCGGCCTGCCAGGTTGACTGCGCGCTGCCGCCGCTGCTTTCAATGTACTGATTCGAGACATATTCAAACACCATGCTGTCGGTGCCGACTGTCGGAATAGCCAGAATGTCGCCGCCGCGATACGTGAATATCGTGTTATCGCCTACATATGTTTCAGCCTTGAGAGACTGCCACCGAGAGGCGGGTACGGGTCCAGACAGTAAAACGGTCGTGCTGCGGTTCCAGAAAGTCTCCGGGATGAACCTGTCAAAGTCGGTCGGCATCGAAGCCGCAGCCACAAGGATTTCAGTTCCGGGCGCGGTGAAGGTGTTTTCCTTTCGCAGAATATTCCACGGGTAGACCTTCATCAATCGCAAGCCAACACGGGTAACGGCCCGGAGATAGGATTGCGCCTCCGGGTTGGTGTTGCTTATAATTGTCGCCGGTCGCGGGCCGGAGGTTGTGTCCGCAATCCCGTTGCAGATTGTCAGGAGGCTCACTGGCTATTCCTCGCCTTCGGATTCGGCCTCAACCTCAACCTCAACAGCCTTGGATTTACCTTTACCCTTGGCGGCGGCTTTGGCTGGCTTGGGTTTGGCAGCGTTGGCTTTCATGGCGCTGTTGACATCCCGGTGCCAGCCGTCAGGCATTGGTGAATCATCGCCAATCCAAGCCTCTGAAACTACGTCACCGTCAATATTGAAAATCTGTACCATGCTCATGCTGCTCTCTCCTTTATGATAGCAGACCGAAAATCTGGGAAAATAATATCCCGATTATTGCGCCCCGCCCAATTTCTCATCTTCTCGGCATAGGCCGCTTCGTCGGCGTCGTCTGCCACAATCAAATCAATGCGGTCTGACAGAAAATCAAAGAACTTCATCCGGTCGCCTAGAGCGCGTGGCGGTCCATCGTTTAAGCCAACAGAAAAACGCGCGGGCAGTTCCAGCCCCTCAAGGTCATACCAGCCGTCTTTAATCTCGGCGTGGATAATCATAATGTTACCGACGCCCGACGCTAGAGCCATTTCCTTCATCTTCTCGGCATAGGTCTTATCGTGTTCGATGCAATAAACGATGTGTTCGGTTGCCGCTGCCATAAAGATAGTCGTCAACCCGCTGCCGGATTCGATGATTGGACCGTCTGCCTGACGCGCAGCCGCCACGGCCACCATCATAACCTCAAGGCAAGCGCCCCACGGGTTTGCAATGAACTCAATGGCCTCCATCAAGTCCTCTGGGCGGTCCACGCCGCGTCTAATCTTGTCCGCGACTACTGGAATGGTAATATCGTTCTGCCGCCGTATGAACGCCCCAAGGCTGTCATGCGATTCATGTGCGCCCGTGTGGCCTAGACGAAACTCGGTGCAGCCGTAAATGGCATGTCCGCACTCGCGCACCTTGCGGCAGAAGTTCAGATCTCCGCCCCAACGCAGACCATCGACAATCGTGCGCTCAAACACCAGCGGCAGGGAATCTTTTTTAGTTCGGAAATTTTCACTTTTCAAAACAATTTCTTCAAGCACATCGCGCCGAATTTTCATGAACCCGGTTGGCAAGCCCAAGACTTCAATCAGCCCATCTTCGACCATTGCGCCGCTCTTTGATTGGAACGGCATCGCATCGTCTGTGCCGTCGCGGCGGAAACCGTAAACGCCACCAACTACCGGCAATTCATGCTGGCACAACTCAACAAGGTCGCGCTCATCCCACGAAACATCGGCGTCGATGAAAACCAGCGACGTGCAATCGGAATTAAGAAACTCGGAAACAATCTTGTTTCTGGAATCGTCCACATGGCAATTCCCGGAAAACAAAACAAAGGCCGACCGAATGCCGACCTTGTGCAAAGCCTCACGGCTTTTCGACATTGCGAATGTGTAGCTGGCGTCGGGGTCTTGGTAGACAGGGGTGGCAAGCATAACCTTGTCACCGCCCTCTGCCGGGAACCCATCATCAATGAAAAGACGCGACATATTACCTCGCAGAAAATGAAGGGAGTGGGGGAGGCGCTGGCCTCCCCCAAACACTTAGGACATCGCAATCAGGCCAGTTGCGGCCAGTGCGGTTTCCAACCGACCAATACGAGTCTCGTTGAGAGTCGTCGTGGCGGTTGTGGTGCCGACCGAAGTGACGGTCTGCTTTTCAATCGGAACGGCAAGACCGTAAAAGCCAATCTTTTCACCAGACTGCCCGACGCAGGTTCCGACTGAGTTACCATCACCGACATATTCGGTGCTGGCGGTACTATTTGAAGTTGCGGCCATTTTTCAACCCTCCTTTAGGCTGTGCCAGAGATACGAACGGCCTGACGCGGATCGACGGCCTTCACACCGTAGAGAACGTCAAGACGCCATTTGGACACGTCATTCGTGCCATCATAGACAGGGATGACGCGAATGTTCATGCCCTTGTATGACTGACGCGAAACGTCAACTGCACCCGGAGGCGATGCCAGCGGAACAGTGACCAACGCAAAGGCGTCTTTGCGGAAGATCATGTTCTGACGGTATGCCGTGGCTGCGGTGCCGACGCCCGTGATGGCCTTGGCGTTCAAGTCCGTCACGCCAGACGTGATTGCGGCAGTCTGGAAAGCGCCCGTCCAAACGATAGCCGGGGAGAAGACCAGGCTGTTAGCTGCGTAAGAAACGCAGGTAAACTGCTTGAGCGTACCCGTGGAGGCTTTCGTGACCGGGTTGACTTCGTACACGTCAGCAACAGTGAACACGTCACCGGCATTCAGGTCTAGACTTGCGACCGTGATTGTCTGCTGGTTGGTGTCCTTGACGGACGTGTAAGTGACGGTCGCCGCGCTGACTGCCTGGTTGACCGTGCCGCCCACATCAGCGCCAACAGTGTGCGACGGCACATTCTGGCTCATGTAGGTGTCAACACCACCAATCATCCCAAGAGAACCATTCTTGTAGGCATCGCCTACCAGACGGTCATTGAGAAGGTTGGTCTGAGCGCCGACAAGCCCCCAGTGATCGGCAGGCGCGAGAACGGCACAACGGCCATCCATCGGGATTGCCAACTCATCAAGCCGCTCCGGTCCTTTGGAGAAGTCCTGATTCGAGTTGATCGTCTGGCCCGGAGTGCCGACCCAGTTGGGGACATCCTTGTAAAGGGCCATCAGATCGGTGTCGATCTGGTTGGCAAGCTGGATCATCGCGGGCTTAATAACCCGGTCGGACAACTGGCCGATGTTGAGGGTCAAATCCTGAGACGTGAACGAGAAGTCAACACCCTTACGCTGGTCAACAGACAGCGTGGTTGTGCCTTCGGTCACGTCCTGCACGCTCATCGTTGCGCCATCACGCACCGTGAAGTCCATCGGGCGGCGAATGGTGATGGACGATCCAACCTCATAGCCGTTGACGTTCTTCGAGAACTCGGATTCATATCCACGGAAAACCTTCTTGCCCATGACAAGATTGTTGTCCAACTGCATAACCGCCGCCTTGGCGATAATATCAGCAGTAAGTGTAACGTTTGTAGCCATCGTGTGGCCTCCTTAGAAATTGAGTTATGAGATACCCAAGACCTTGCCCAGTTCCGAAAAAGACATATTGTTCGGATTTGATGAAGTCCGGCTGCCACCCTTGTTCTTCATGGCGCTGACCGGCTTGGCCGTCTTGGGTGCTTCTTTCGGCGTCTTCGCCTTCTGCATCTGATCGTAGAGCATCGCCTTGTAGGCAAATTCAGCAACGACAGGAGAGGAAGCCCAAGTTTTTGCTTCGGCCTCCGGGATGCCTTGCTCAACTGCATACGCCTCAAGTTTCGGGGCTACATCACTTGAAAAGCCCTTATACTTGCGATCCAGAACTTGCTTCCCTTCGGCAGCGCGCCGCTCAAGTTCGCCTTGTCGTGCGCTGCTAATGTTCTGCTCGTACTGGTCAACGGATTCGATGATGCCGTGTAATTCAGCCTGCTTTGCTGACAGCGTGTCTGAAAGCATCCGCGCCCTGTCCGGGTCGGACTGCCACAGTGCTTGCATGTTAACTGCCGAAAGTTGCTCAATTTCTGCTTTGATGCCTTTGCCTCTCGAAAAGACATCCAATGCCTCGCCCGTTAGCGTCTCGATGTTGTCCAGGGCGGCGGCTCTGGCACCAAGACTTTTGGCTGATTCAGCATTGGCTTGCGACTTTTTCGTATAGTCGGCCCAGATTTCCTTGGAGAAGGTGTCAATCTTTTCAGCCAGTTCGGGCGGTACTTCGCCTGCCTTGACCTCAAGTTTGTTCCCGCCAAAATCAAATTCAATGACTTCGGCAGTTTCCTTGGAATCTTCTTCGGCTTCCCCTTCGTCGTCCTCGGATACGTCTTCCTCGGGCGCTTCTGGATCGGCTTCAGGACCGTCTAGCGAAACAGGTTCTTCCTCTGCATCAGGTTCAGGGGCTTCGGCTTCCTCTGGAATTTCTTCCAGTTCGGCTTGCGGCTCCAGTGCCTCATGGGTGGAAGGCAAATCGACAACGCTTTCCTGCGGAACTACGTCGTGGTTTGTGTCGCTCACTGTAAAAATCTCCTTCTTGCCTTTCGGCGTGGGAACAGCGCGCCATCACGGCGGGCCTTTAATTTCAAAAACTCTGTTACTTATAACACATTGTTGCTAACATAACACCCTAATCAATCATTCGCATGGCAATGGTTCAGCCATTACATATTCCTCGGGTCAGCAAGCCAGCGGGCCATCTGCCCTTGGGTCATGCCCTGCTGCGGCTGCTGGTTGCCGCCTAGCATGT